CTTCTTGGCGTTGTTGGCAGAGGAGTTTACGACAGGGCCAAAGACAAAAGAGAAAGAAGAAAAGAGGAGAAAGCAAAAGCGGCAGAAATGGATAAAATGGCTAATCGAGATGGCGCGTCCTCTTACAACACAACAATTGAAAAAAAGATGATGAGCGGCGGCAGAACAAAGTCTATTGATGGTTGCGCTGTTAAAGGCAAAACTAAGCCCCCGGTATTTTAAATGGCTACTAGCGGAACATATGCTTTTAATCTAGACCTTGGTGATGCAATAGAAGAAGCCTTTGAACGGGCTGGTCTTCAACTTCGCGGAGGTTATGACTATAGGACTGCAAGAAGAAGTATTGATCTGTTAATGCTTGAATGGCAAAACAGGGGATTAAACCTTTGGACGGTTCAAGAAGGAAGTCAGGCTCTTACTGCTGGAACCAGCAGATATACTTTATCTGGTGATGTGCTTGATCTTGTTGAGGCTTTTATAAGAACAGATGCTGCTGATGTAAGCAGTCAGTTTGACCAGACATTAAGCAGAATATCTATAAGTCAATACGCACACCTTTCAAACAAGCTTACTCAAAGTAAGCCTCTTCAGTATTATATCGAAAAAGATCCTTCTGCTATTTCTGTAAATCTTTGGCCTTCTCCAGATGACCAAAAAACATATACTTTGATTTACTATTATATGCAGCGAGTAGAAGATTCTGGTTCTCCAGCTTCCAACAACATAGACATACCTTCAAGGTTTCTACCTTGCTTAGTTGCTGGTTTGGCTTACAAGCTAAGTATTAAGTACGGGCCAGACACCAACAGAAGCACATTTTTAAAAGCTGATTACGAAGAGCAATGGACTGAAGCTGCTGATGCAGACAGAGGCAAAGCTTCTTTGTATATATCACCCGGAGGCTATGCAACGGTATGACAAGTTTTGCTGCTGGTAAATACGCTTTTGGTTATTGTGATCGCACAGGCTTTAGGTATGCCAAAAAAGACTTAGTGCCTCAGATAGAAAACCAAAGACCAACGGGATTATTGGTTGGCAAAGATGTTCTTGATGAGGATCAGCCTCAGTTACAGCTTGGTAAGATTAGAATGGATGATCCTCAAGCGTTGAGGAATCCAAGACCAGATCAATCTTTAGACCAAAGCAGAAAGGTTTTTGCGTTTGATCCTGTTGGCGGAGGAGTTACTTCTCTTGGTAGCAGGACGGTTGGGTTAGACATAGAGGCCGAAGTTGGACGAGTTACGGTGACTACAAGCTAATGGCGTGGACATATACAACATTAAAGAACGCTGTTCAAGATTATCTTGAAACGACAGAAACTACATTTGTCAATAATCTTGGCGTTATCGTTCAACAGGCGGAAGACAGGATTCTTAAAACAATCCAGCTTCCTGATTTTAGAAAGAATGTAACTGGAAATACAACCGATGGAACGGCGTATCTTAGTATGCCTTCTGACTTTTTAGCACCTTACTCTCTTGCTGTTGATAATAGCGGCTATGAGTTTTTGCTATTTAAGGATGTCAGTTTTATACGAGAAGCGTACCCAGTTGGGACTACCGAAGGCATACCAAAACATTATGCGGTTTTTGATGAAAACTCTTTTATATTAGGGCCAACACCTAACGCAAACCTAACAGCAGAGCTTCATTATTTTTATAAGCCAGAGTCTATTACGGCAGCTAGTGACGGAACTAGTTGGCTAGGAACAAACGCTGAAAGCACACTGCTTTATGGCTGCTTGGTTGAGGCATATACGTTTCTTAAAGGAGATCCAGATATGCTGAATTTATACACAACAAGATACGAAGATGCTTTAGGTAAACTAAAGACTCTTGGCGAAGGGTACAGCACTACAGACAGTTATCGGTCTGGATCGGTTAGAGTGGGAAGGCAGTAATGATTGAAGTTGGTACTAGTGGTGTTGGAAGCGTTGATGTAATTACTACTAACAACGCAGGGTTGCCCGTTGAGCATTGGGCGCAAAGAGCTACAAACACGATTGTTTCTGTTGGGGGCAATAGTCACCCGATAATACAAGAGCAGGCGGAGGCTTTTAAGGATCAAGTATTTCATGCGGTTAAGTACTACATGGATGAGGCTGTAAAAAGCGATAGAACAACTTTAATTGCTCAACTTGAGTTAAATGGTCATAAAGACATGGCTGACATTTTAAGGAGACTATAATGGCGATTACCCAAGCTGTGACGACCTCGTTTAAATCCGAGTTGTTACAAGGAATTCATAACTTTCACAATGGATCTGGTGGTGGCACTACAACCACTACAGGTACAGGCAATACATTTAAAATTGCTTTGTTTACTAGCAGCGCAACAATGTCTGCATCTACTACGGCTTATGCGACAACTAACGAGGTTTCTGCTACAGGAACAGGGTATACGGCTGGCGGTAATACGTTAACCAATGTAGATCCAACCACATCAGGAACTACAGCACTGACAGACTTTGCCGATACCACTTGGTCTAGCAGCTCAATTACTGCAAGAGGGGCATTGATTTACAATTCCTCTACTACCGCAGGCTCAGCAAATAGAGCGGTTGTTGTGCTGGATTTTGGCGCAGATAAAACATCGACAAGCGGCGACTTTACTGTTGCTTTCCCAACACCAGATGCGAGTAACGCAATAATTAGGATTGCATAAGGTCTGATGTGGCAGATGTCAAAGTTGCATTTGATGGATGGA